CAACTTTACCGGCACCAACCATCCCACCAATACCAGCACCAGTGCCCATAGTCTGAGCCTCTGCCGCAGTCTTCTGAGCCTCAATAGCCATGCGCTGCTGCTCTTCAACAGACTCTGCTCTGGCTACTGCTGCCATACCTCTATTGGCAATGCCTCGTAAGCCTTGCCCTACCGCAATCATTGTCATTGACCTGTACTCCTTGCCTTCTGAGAGATGCCTGACAGAGAACCTGAAAGGATTGACTGGCGACGATCTGCGTCACGCAATCTAGTATCGTTAAGACCACCAACTAGACCGCCGACAGCAGTCGTTGAATTAGCTATATTGCTGTTGCCTTGAAGACCCATTCGAGCCATGTCTCTGTTCTGTTGACCCTGAACATTGGTCACGGCACTTCCCATATTTGAGCGAGTGCGATCTAGATCTGCGCCCAAAGACTTAGTCCCTGTTGCGGTGATTTGTCCCGCCATAAAGTTTTCTATCGGGGCAAAGCGCCGGTTGTAGTCTTGTGTCTGCGCCCTGATTAGGTCTGCATAGAGCTGGTCTCCGGGCTGATCTTCGGGCTTCACGCCGCTATATTTGTAAGGGTTGATCTGCGCGTAAGGGTTCTCTGGGCTATATCCATAAAAGTTACCCACGATGCCGGAAATCTCTGGGTCCAATTGCGCTAGATAATTTGTAAATGCATTGCTTCGACCCATCAGCCTCCACCTCCTAATCCGTAACCTGCTGCCATACCAGCACCTGTGCCTGCAATAGAGGCGATACTTTGTGAGTTGGCGAAATCTCTTTTCGCCGCAGCTCCAGCCCTATCCAGACTGTTCTGCATGCGGTCAATGTTTCCTGAGACAGCCTGCGTCTGTAAGCCCTGACCCATAGCGATGACGTTGCCTAAGTTCTGATAGGCTGCATCGGTATAGCCAAGACCAGCGTCTGAACCTGCCAACCCCATCCCTCTCGCCTGTGCAGCTCTTAGCGCATTGGATTCACCTGTAGCTCTGCCTGAGGTAGGGTCTAAGCCCATCTGAAACTGTGCGCCCCGCATGTCTCCAAAGCCTTGCTCATAGATAGCAGAGGTTTGGTTCTGTGCAGCAGCCATAGCATCATCGGATGCGCCCTCATAAAACATCGACTTAGTGTCATTGATGTACATGTTTTCAAGCGGGACAAAAACCTCGCCATAGCGCTGCAAAGCATTGGCTGCTTGTTCCGCTAAAGCCTGCTTGCTCTCTAATTCTTTTGGATCGCTTCCGCCACCACCGCCCATATATCACCTATAGCTTTTTGTTTAAGACTGCCCATTGAAGTTGATAGCCACCGGCTTTAGCCAACGACCATAGCCCCTCGTGAGGGGACAAAAATTCGATTTGTTTATGCCCTGTGTTTAGGGCAAGGGTTTCTAGCTCATCACAGTAGGTAGCCAGACTATGTTCAACTGGGTCATATGCGATCCAGATGAGTAGTTTTGCGGCTGATTGGAATGGAATCCTGACCGACTGAAGAATCACAAAACCCGTAGCCGTCCTTGCAGGGTCCATAAGGATGTGAGCCTCGCCGCGTACACATTCAGCGTATACGTCTTCGAGTCTCCAGTCGGGAGAGGTATCTTTAGATACGTGTTCTAGACCGACCTTTATCGTGTCCCAAACTTCTCTAATATCGACAAAATCTAGGGACATTCGTTACTCCTATCATACTTGAAAATCAAGTAAAATACTAAAAAAGATAATTATTCTGGCTTGACTGGGAACTGCCAATCCAAAAGCGTACCGTCTATAGGGCAGCTTTCTTCGTCGCTTATATAGCCTGCCGAATCCCTAAGTCGGTTAGGAATTTCCCTTAGATCTTGCCTGTAGACAGACCAAGCTGTTTTCTGCTCGCCAGATAACGGGGAGTCAGGCATCTGCGTCCAGTCAGAAGCTTCTAATTTTCTGTTCCTTTTACCTATAATCTCGTCCCAATGCGCTCTGTTCATTTTTAGACCTATGCGTTTAACCCAAACACTTGTATTGCTCCACTAGAAAAAGTTCCGCCTGAGCCGGATACATCATCAATTTTTCCGAATGCCCAAATTGTATATGTAGTATTTGGAGACAATGTGGCTTGGAAATTTACGTTTTTATTTCCTATTGCAAAGCTGCCCGACCCTTGGAAATGCTCTGACCCTACATAGTCAGACGCCGATGTCGACGTGTAAGCAGAATAATTACTTGTCTGCCTCATTGAGACAGCAAACACGGATTCAGAAGAACTGCTATAAGTCCCAAGAAAATCAACATACCCTTGGATGATGAAAACCCTAGATCCTGTAAAGGAACTTGTGGTGAATTGATATTGAAATAAGGGAGCGCTTAGCACATCGCCAACACTTATAGCTGGGATAGCTGAGGTGGAAGCAGTACTTGCTATGTGTTTTGGTGAGGCTGAAGTAAAAGGACTTCTTGTAAGCTCAGTAACCTCCGTCACCGTGCCTGATTGCCCGCCTATACCGGCAATTCTTCCAATTGAATCTTGGATGGCTTTCCCACCCACATCCAAAGTATTTGTTGTGATGTTGTTTGCGTTTAAAGTCCCAGTTAGAACATTTTCTAATTGAGCAAAAGTTCCCGTTATCTTCGTGACGGTTAGATCTGATATCTTCGCATCATCGATAGCCGCGTTGGCAATCTTGGCGTTAACGATTGCGCCGTTCCTTATGAAGGCGTCAGTCATATAGACACCAGCGGGTACTGCCACCCCGTTGATCGTTGTTGCGGTTGCCTGTACAACAAAAGGAGTCGTTGCCGCCGTGGTGTCACTGCCTCCTCGCATGATTGCGAAACGGTCAGCGTTTACATAGAACTCACTGGTATTGTTTCCCGAAGATGTAGTCGTGTTCGCTAAGCCAAACCCAGCAACCGCTCCGTTGGCATCTACTTTTACTGTGTATTGCCCCTCTAGCGTCCCTAGTGAGCTAGCGTTTGCAGAAAACTGTTGCTCAACCGTAACGCCAGTACCTCCCGCATTATTTAACCTAGCGGTTAAACCGTTTACTGTGCTCGATGCAGCGCTAGCAGATCCTGCCGCATTAGATTCCGAGGTCGCCGCGTTCGATGCAAACGTCGAAGCCTCTCCAGCCTTAGTGGTCGCCGTATTTGCTTGAGTAGTCGCAGTAGCAGCTGACTGACCTGCCGCTGACTCACTTGCAGCCGCTGTGGTTGCGCTGGTAGAAGCAGCTCCAGCGCTGTTAGCAGCATTAGTCGCGCTAGTGCTAGCTGCTGTTTGGCTCGCAGATGCAGCGCTTGCCGATGTGCCAGCGTTACTCGCCTGTGTAGAAGCCGTCTGAGCGCTAGTGTTAGCCGCTGATGCAGAGTTGCCCGCAGCTGTAGCGGAGTTTGCCGCATTTGTTGCACTTGTAGAAGCTGATGAGGCAGAGCCCGACGCATTGGTTTCACTGCTCGCCGCATTGGTCTCAGCTGTCTCAGCTCCGCTACGCGCAGTCTCAGCAGCAATCTTGTTTGTGTTAGCAACAGAAGCGCTTTGACTGGCGGCTGTCTGACTTGCACTGGCATTGGTTGCGCTGGTTGATGCCGCTGTTGCAGATGTAGCTGCGTTTGTTTCAGCCGCCTCTGCTGCGAGCCTAGATGTCTGGCTCGCGGTCGAAGATGTGCCTGCGTTAGTCGCATAGGTCGCAGCGTTTGTTTCGCTCGTTGCGGCAGCAGTAGCGGAAGCGCCCGCAGCTGTTGCTGAATTAGCAGAGGTTGTTGCGCTTTGAGATGCAGAGGACGCTGACCCAGCAGCGCCCGTGGCTGACTGTGACGCAGCTGTCTGAGCTGTCTCTGCTCCAGATTGGGCAGTTTCCGCATTAGTTTCTGCCAATACAGCGTTATCTTCCGCAGTCTCAGCATTGCTTTGTGCAAGAAGAGCCGCTGTCTTTGCGGCTATTGCGGCGGATTCACTTGCTGCCGCAGATGCTGCACTTGTAGCTGCCGATGCAGTTGTTCCAAAATTTGTCTCTAAGGCAGCGATGTCAGTGTCATAACCAGCTAGTTGCGTCGTTAGGTCTGTGGCTAGTTGGGAGCTTGTGATCGCGTCCTCTAAAGTATCTAGAAGGAAATCTACGTCTGGAGCAGTTTGACCCCTAGTTCCTGTTGAGGAGTTAAATGGTCCTGCTACACCGTTTTCATTTACAGCTCTCACCCAATAGTAAAAATCGGCACTGGGTCCAGTGGAGTCGCTGTGAACACCAGCAATTGCACCGCTCACTTGTGCGCTCAATGTGGCGTCAGCAATCACGTCTGATGTATGTCGGTACACCTCAACATAAGAGTGACCCTCATATCGCTCTAAGTTCCACGCAAGGATGATGTTCTGAAATGCACCGGTCGCCGTTAAGTTGGTAGGGGCAGGGGGGACATCATACGTAGGGAGACCACCTGTCGGAGCCAAGCCGCTAGACCCGCCGGAGAAGGTGATCGATCCAACTGCGAGTCTTGCAATACCGCTGTCAAGTAAGTCCCTAGCAGTGATCGCCCTATCTAAAGGGTCACCATTAAATCCAGCCAGAACATCTACATTGTTCTTTAGAGTCTCACCGAACTTACGATCCTGTCCTGCCCACTTCTGTGGGACAGGCATGTTTCCCTTCTTATTCTGCTTAGGCACCTATCTCCTCCGAGCTTTCGTAGACACACACCTCGTTAATCGGTACGGAACCGCTTAGCTCTATCTCGAACTCGTTAGCCTTGTAACCACTAGGCAATCTGAAGGTGTTACTATTGGTAACGGTTTGGGTATGCTTTAGCTCGCCGTCAGCGTATAGCTTAAAAGTTGGATTAGGGCTGTAACTGTCACACTCTACTTTGGCAACAGCGGGGTTGATTGGTCTGGGGTTGTAGAATTTCTTTCCCCGCCAAGTGAAATTTTCGTTAGAGCTTCCTTCAGCGAAAACCACAAGAGAACCACCCACAACCAAGTAAAGACTGTCTGACTCTAGGTCGTTAAAGCCTGCGGTTGCATAGAAGTCCAACTTAACAAATGAGTTCTTGCCGCCTCTAGGGTCAAAGATGAAGCCCTTGCTCTCAGTTCCATTGTTGTAGAAGGCGACGTAGTGCCCCTCCCATTGAAACGCAACTATCGATGACGGCGTGTATTCCTGCCACTGGTCTCGGGTAAAGGTCTGCTCTGTAACTAAGCTCAAGCCACCTTCAGTTGCCATGACCAAGCCGTCAGGGGATGAGTACATAACGAACTCGCCCATATCCACTACAGATCGCTTAGCCACGCAAGATAGTGAGCTATCAACCTCCATCATGCTCATTGACGATGGGTCGAGACCTTGAATGATTGCTGGCTTTTCTTTAGTAAGGACTAGAAGACCCGTATTAAGGGGGGCTAATGCTACGATGTCAGACTTAACGGTTAGCTTGTATTCATCGGGATAAGCGTGAGGTTGAAACGCCTCACTAAAGAAGACTGTCTGACCAGCAAACCCTGCAAAAATACCATTGGGCATCGAGACTAATCCCAGCATTGGTCCTTCTGGATGATCCGCACTAACGTCATCAGCTGGCGCGTCAAATGTAATGGTAGGAATCTCTTCACCCAAATTTACGTCCAAAACCGCATCTGAGAATGTGTCAGTCGCAATGCCGACATCACCGACAAACCTATAGGTTCCATTTGCATCTGTCCTATATACCCGCTTCTTCAAAAGGTTGTAGGATCCGGATGGGTTTGGGGGGAAATCTAGCACTACAGTTTGGTCTGTATGTACATCCACGACCTGAGCAGCTTCAGCGTCACAGTTGACGCCCTCCTCTCCGTAGTAAGAAACGTACGTAAAAATGTACGACCTTGACTGCGGAACCTCGGTATTAACATTACCTGAGGCGGCAGGAGATAGCGTCACTGACGTAAGGTCTGCTGGCTTTGGTATACCCAAACGGTAATACGTGCTGTTGCCTACTATCTGAGCAGTAGTCATCTGAGGAAATCCAGAAGATCCACCGGTGATATAGATTCTTTCGTGGGGGTCTTCAGCGATAGGAGATCTAGCTACATCGATCTCCGAGTTACTAGCTATCCATACAGATGAACTGTGCTTATATATGCTCTTAGTTGCAGCCGATATAGACCCAGTAGCAAAGGTGATAGAGCTTGAAGAGTTTTCTTTCCACGGCTCTAGGCGACCAGAATCAAGTCTACAGTTGGTTGCCACCTGTGCCATATCATCCGGCAGCAATCTGGCATAGACCTTGGGCGCCTGCCCGCTAAATGTCTGCAATTTAAAACCAGTCATTACTTCTTGTCCCTCTTATTCATCACGCCCTCAAATGCTCCGCCACCAAAGTAGAAGCCAACTATAGTTAGCATGATCCAATCGATCTTGAATGCAGCTATAAGCTCCTGAACTGGAGCGATGTCCTTTTCCAAAAAGAAAAGTGTCAAGACCATTAGGTAGGATGCAACAAAGGTAAATCCGAAGATCAGTGCCAAGTATCTCTGAGCAACTTTGAATGGAGCATAAGAACTTAGAAGATCAGTCTTGGCTTTGGTCTTGGCTTCAATAGCCTCAGTCTCAGACGTGTGCATCCCGTCTATAAGGTCTAAACCCTTAGAGATTACGTCGCCACTGCCTAGTATCTGGCTGAGGATTCCCATGCTTTCACCCTGCTTGTGTCGCTGCTATCGCTGCTGAGATTTCTGCAATCATTACCAAGGAGTTCCTGTAGCTACCGCAGGAGCTTTGCTGTCTGCAATCTGTGCAGCGATAGAATCTTCTACAGCGGTCACTGTTTCTTCGCCCATGCTGTCCTTGCACCAGCCAATAGCCTGAGCTTC